TGTCGTTGCAGCAGGTATAAGCGGTTTTCTAAAGTATTTATTCGCCATGCTGATTACCCGGCTGACACAAAGTTGATGGTGAGGATCACAGACGGTATCTCTGGCCGTGTGGGGCTTGTGCCGGCAGCGTAATGCTCAATATACACGTCTGCGTTGTCAGACCACCACGCGATCTCCAGATAGTTCACAGCAGGGTCGGTGACCGTGAAAATGCCAGTCACGGCAGGCACCACATGCGACCAAATGGTTGCGCTTTTCCGCGCCGGTATATCAAATCTGGTATTACTTAAGGGGTAATTGACCCCAGTGTCCTTCGCCCAGATCTCAAACTCCGCTGCTGTGTTACTGCGGTTGGTCATCTGCAGGGTAAAGGTCACCAAGTACTGGCCGCTGCAGGGCACGTATATCTTGGTGTTATCCACCACACGAATGCCGTTGGTCAGCGCGACCGTGTTATAGGTGAGCAGGTTCTCGCTGGTGATGCCGGCGCTTGTCTGATCAGCGTCTGACAACAGCATGGCGTGTGGCTGCAGCATGCCGTTGGATAACTGAAACCCGCGCACACCCCCAGCAAACCCGCCGCCCGCTCCGCTGCCCGCGCTCATCCACGTTGCTGCACCGGCAGTGTCTTGGCTGACGATGGGCGTGTAGCTTGAGTTCAGCTGCAGGATAACCTGCTCCAGCGAGCGCACAAGCTGGTTAAACTGCTCAGGGCTGTAGTCGCCAGTACTCGCATTGGGTAGGCGGACGTTATTAATCTTGCTCATCGCAGGCCGTCCGGCTGCAGGTCAACGCGCAGCGTACCGTAGCGCCACGTAGCACCCAGCTCGTTGTTCTCGATGGTGATCGAGATCTGCCGGCCACGCGCGCGAGTGTCCACCTTCGTCGTCGTTGGGGTAATGATATACGGATCAAGCGAGCTGGGGCTGGCGGTAGCCTGCGGGAATGCGCGCAGCAACAGCCGGATTGTCAGATCCCCAACTTGGTTTTTAAAGTCTGGTATAAACCGCGACATCAGCAGCATGTTGTCGCCGTCACCGATGTCAAAGTAGCCCGAGGTCAGCAGTGACTCCAGCGGCAGATCCACATCGTCTGTGCCTGTCTCGTGCTGATAGATCAGCGCCCTGCCAGCGGTCAGACCGTAGATCGTGCTGATCGTGGCGTCGGTTGCATCCGGCAGGTATTTTGCGCCCAGCGGCTTGGGGAACACGCTTAAGTCTACCCAAGCCGTTCGCGACATCGTGCCTATTGCCCATGTGTTCTCGAGGTAGTTAAACGTAACGCATCGATCAATAAAATCGCTGGTAACAGAGCAGTACCACCACGTCACCTCATTAAACTGGCTGTTCAGACCAACATGCACCTTGGTCTTTTGCACCTGATTCAGATCTTTAAACACGTAGTCCTGCACGGTGCAGGGTAGCTTTTTGACAGTACCGTCGAAAACATAAAACGCCTCGGTGCCCATCCAGAAGGCCAGCCCGTTGACGTCCACCGCCGCGTGTGGACCGATACACCCGCAGTTGGCACCCAGCTGCTGGAACCCGAACGTAAAGGGTGGCCCGATATACTGCTGACCGTGCAGCGCAGTGTCCGTGATGATCAAAATCTGACCACGCGATCTGATTGCCGTGACGATCCGGTTACCGTCCGTGAGCCGTTGGCCGCCAGCCGTGTTCGTTGCGCTCTCGACAAACTGAGTGATGTCCTCTTGGTTGGAAAACCGCACAAACATCGGATCTTGCGTTGTAGCATCGCCAATCACGGTTTCGGTGCCAAAGCACACCAGATGCCGATCAGGTGTGGAGATCAGCGCAAAGGTGCTTTTGGTAGGGGCTCCAGAGAGCACTGCTGCACGAGTTGCGACACCGGAACTTAAGTTCCAATAGTATGTTGGACCATCCACCAGCTGACAGATAACATCCTCACCGTAGAGATCAAATTGCCACACCCGGGAGCCCAGCGCAACCGTGCTCCCAGTCGGACGGGGCGTACCCCATGTGCTCAAGCCCCACGTACCAAAACCCCAGCCGAAGTTGAAGAAGTTGACGTCGCTACCGATGTTGATCTGATAAGCACCAATGACGCTCGCACCGCCGTTACCCGTGTCCGAGGCGTTCGCCGCGACGGGAGCCGTTACCGTGTAACTGTTTGCGTTAATCACCGAGGTCACTTCGTACTGCGAGTTTAAGATTGTGGCGGTGATTACTCCGCCAAGACTGGCAGCACCTGAGAAGGTTACAAAGTCGCCCACGATTGCGTTATGGCTGGTATCGGAAACGGTAATCGTGGCCGAGCCGTTAACGGCGGCAAAGGTCACCGCGCCAGCAACTGTTGTTTCACGGATCGGGGTAATGTCATTCCATGCGCCGTTAACAGACACGTACAGCTTTCGATTTGTGCCTACAATGACGTGCGGAACTCCGGCAAGGCTTGTCCAAGTGAATACTTCACTGACCATGCCCACCAGATAGACTTCGGCGTTTTCAAAATTAACCCAACCCCCTATTTTTTCGGGCAGGCCATAGCGAAACCGCACATTATCGCAGTTCGTCCAGCCGCCCTCGGCACCGTATTCAGTGTTCTGCTTATCGATACCGGGGGCTAGATTAAGTCGAAAGTACGCCATCTAAGCCCTTTACATCATTTTTGCAGGTCGTGTACCCTTGATAGCTACACCAGCGCCACGCACTTTTGACTTGCCGCCTGCAGCGCCGCCCTTGGTAGCCATGCCGCCAGCTGCGTAGCCTTTCTTAGCCATGCCGCCAGCTGCCATCTTGCCTTTGCCATCGGCTGCGAATGCTGGAACTTTCTTGCCGTCCTTTTCAACCATCTTCATTGCGCCGCCTGCTGCCATACCTTTAGCTTTCATCATTTTCGCTCTCCGCATACAAGTTGTTAAAAGTAACTGTTGGGTCTAAATACGAATCGTCTTGCTCTGCGCAGTGTATCCACTGACTGGGTTTAAAGTCCGGAGCGCCTTCACCTGTTACCCAGTAAGCTGGGCTAGTGACACGGACTCGATTGTTTGGTAAGGCTACAATATTTCCAGTCCACTTGCCAGCATCGGTCAGGATGAGGACGTGTGTCTGCTTGTGCTGTGCAGGGTCTTCGGAGACCTCGCTCTCGGCGTAGTCAACGGTAAACAAATAACGACCCTTGTAGAACTCGTTGTTGATCTTGCACATCCACTGGGAGGGTTTAGCCCGGTCGATGGAGATGATACTGTGGTGGTAGGAACTGCAATCCCACGGCTGCACAAAGTGCGTTTCCATCCTTTCCGGCCACTCTTCGAGTGGTATATCACCAACCAGCGCAGTAATCGGCATACGTGCCCACATCGCCCCGCCGTGTACGTTGGGTTGACTGCCATCGTCTGCTTCGCACCCGGTAAAGATCAGTTGAAACGACAGACACCGATCAGGCATCGTCGTAACTGCAACAGCCAGCGCATGGACATATTCGCCGTGGTAGCCCTGATGGCCGTTGGTGAACTCTTTGCGTACCCAACATTTAAAGTACGGAATGTTGCTTATAAGATACATCTAGCCCCCAGATAAGAATAAAGCTCGTTCGGCCTCTCTACGTCTGACTAGACCTTTCAGCACCTTGCCGCCGGCCTTGTTCCATTTCAGGAACTCTTCTGCTGCGCCATCGTAGTCGCCACGATTGTACTTCATTCTTAGGGTTGATGACTGCAAGTTCCCTAACCCCACATTGAACGCAAAGCTGACCAACGCGTCAAGATGGCACTGATTATCAGCACTAGCAGGGCATAATCGTAGTACTCCTGCCTCAAAGCGTTGTAAATCTTTCTCAAGCAACGTATCAATCTCATCACCGGAAAACGTCCTATTGTGCTCAGTTTTGAGCGGGTAGTTGGCTCTCTCGTCGTTCTTCAACCGCGCTTGGTCTGGGTACAGCACTCGGCCATACCCCACCGTCCAGAGCGCAGCGGGGCACTTATAAGGGCTACTATGGCAGCCCTCAAAGGATTTAATTAGCTGGATACCCGCTTCGGATATGCTCATTTTTTCTGGAAAGCCTGCGACCCAAACCAAAAACTGATGATGGCAGCAAGAATCGCCATCTCGTCATCGCTAAAAACCATCTCCATTGCGACAGCAAACGCGACACCAGTTGAGTATGCGTACCAGATTCCGGCGATGTCTACGACAATCAGCAGACCCACAAACAGGTAGGTGACCATAGGCCGCACGCTAGCACGAAGGTTAATCACCCACGTGCTGGCACCCTCACCGATCTTCATGTCGTGCTTCCACATAGCCAGCTTCTCTTGCGCTTGTGTCTGCATTGCGATTTGCTCTGTTTTAATCTCTTCAACCGCTGCCTGCGCGATAAAACCTTCTTTTGCCAGAGCCAGTTCGCGTTCGCGCTGTGCGGCCATTAGGGCCAGTTCATGCTTTTTATCGCCCCGGTCTTGTACAAAATCCAGTACTTTCGGCAGGCCACCGGCAGCGAAACCGAGCAAACTTGATACTAAACTTAACATGGTAATTACCTCAGATTCTGAATAATGCCGATCACAAATGCGACTATGATGCCCACCAGCCCCAGCAGGACGATGATGGTTAAAACATTTTGAATGAGCTTGCGCATCTTGCGCCGTTGGTTTTCCAGTGCCTTGGTGCGGGTGTCTTTGATCCTTGTGCGATCACGCATCATGGCAGTGTATTCTTCAGCCCCCCATCTCCAGACGATCAGCTCACGCAGGTCTCTCTCTTGCTGCTCTATTTTCTTCCGAGCTATCAGTGCTTGCAGGGCTTGCTGTTCAACGCTGCCGCTGGAGATCAGTTTCTTGAAAAGTGGTGGGTCTTTGGCTTCTTCTTCCGCATTCTTGACATCAGCAACTGCGCCAAACCAAGTACCCAACTGCCCAGCCATGTCCTCAAGCTCACGCCCCATCTCAATGCCTTTTTTGATGACATTGTAGGCAGATGTGGCTATTGCTAAGGCTGAGACTGGGTCGAGCATTACTCGTTACCGCCACCATTAATCCGGTTGTACGCGCCAAGCATCAACAAGCCAAGAACAAAAACAGTTCCAGCTTTCGCCAGTGTGTTCAGTACAGTCTTCTTGATGCCTCGCCAGTCGGTAATCAAAGAGCGCAGATCACGGACATCGTCACCGGCCTCTTCGTCGTGCAGACCAACTTCCTTCAGAGCCGACTTCATCTCTTCCCGAATAATCTTGCGTAACGCGAGTTCGTCTATGTCCACGATTCACTCCTACTGACTGTTCAGCCGTTCAATGTAACTTGCCATGTTGCCGTAAAACTTCTTCGTGCCAATGTGTACGCAGGTCATCTTCGGATCAAGCCAGCAGTCAAAGCCCAGACCACGCAGCTTTATGAACAGCACGGTATCTTCAGAGTACAACTCACCATCAATCACCTGTACGTCACAGATCATCCGGCGAACCTTATTCTCGTTGCGGTACTCTGGACTCATATCCCAGAGCGCGGTAAACGCCTTGCGCGACAGTTTTACGAACCCTGTACCAAGCCCCTCGCACTTAATCAGCCCGTTTTCATGGGTTGACAGGTCTTTTGTCTTGGCAACATAGATTTCAGCGTCATCGGTCTTTTTGCGAGCAGTGCCGCCAACCACATCTTCCGGCCTGCCAAGCAGCTCCATGATCCACATAGGGTTCCACTCCATGTCGGAGTCGATGAAAACCATGTCGTCGTAATTGCCTTCCACTGCGAGGGCAAACAGATCGTTTCTTGCCCGTTGGATCAGTGCGTCATACGACATAAACACCGGATGCACGTAGATGTCATTGGCCTGAGCAACCCGGATAGTATTGACCAAGCTGTTCGTGTACCAGACATCCAGCCTGCCGTCATAGGCAGGTGTGGCGATTAAGACTTTACGCTGCGACATAGGCTTTGCCAGCAGCGATTGCTGCGTTGACCGCGCTCATGTCCTCGGTTGTCCAGAAGTCCTTGGCAACCATAATCTCGAGGTGAGCCACGTTGCGCTCAACCGTGTCTTTGTCGCCCTGCTGATCGCCGGCAATAATGGCGTTGATGAGCCACACGCTGTCGCCCATTGCGCTGTAGTGTTGTGCTATTTGCTCTACTGTTTGTTGCATTATATTTACCTTTTGCTCAAGTAAACTACGTTTTCGCTTTCAACAACATGCACTTCATGTCTGGATATAACCGCCGTTGATGTGTTCCTGTCCAGCGTCATTCTACCTTCACAGACGATGTTGTAGTCAGCCCCGTTACTGTCTTTTTCGCTTTTCACAGGGACTGTAATATCCAAGTGCTTTACCAAGTACTCTTTCTCGCCTTCAAACACGCGCCAAACGTGATCCACCGTGCCACGCCCTTCCTGACCGCGAGACTTGTTGAAGCGTATCCGGTAAATCATACAACCTCGGCAGCAGGCGCTGGGCAAGACTGAGCGACCTGTTGTACACCAAGATTAAAATGCACAAACTTAATCGGCTTGTCCGCAGCATGGCGCGTAAACGAGTGAGCCAGCCAAGCGTTAGCGAAGATAAGCATCCCCGGTCTTGGTATAAAGTTAATCATCCGACTTGCCGCCGTTGCGTTGTTCATGTTCTGCTCAGGCAGATCAATCTGCACCTTGCCTGCACGCGGGTCGTGGAAGATGACTCTGGAGCAGTCTTCCGGGGTTTCGAGGAAGTAGAAGCCTGTAATCTGTGAGCCGTATCCGTGAACGTGCTGATCCATTGAAGAGTGCTTGTGGTGCTCTTGTGTCCACATCTCCATGAAGGTCACAGCCTTGTCCTGCATAGCGTAGCCCTGCTCGTTCAGAATGCTCCATGCGCTCATACCAACGAACTCTGTGAACTCTTTCATGCGCTCATCCGCAAAGTAGCTGTCGGTCATGTACACAGGGTAAATCTCGTGCAGCTCACGTTCTTTACGCACTAGCGCCAAGTGCTCCTCTGAGACGGTGTTGACTACGTCAAGGAAGTCTGGTCTGTCTACAACGTACATCGCTGTGGGGAAGTGATACGCGGCCTGAAGCTCTGGTAATTTAACCGGCTCGACAGCTATCTTCTTCTTAGGCTTGCTCATGCGCTCACCCATGTCCACTCGGCAAAGTCAAATACGTACTGGCCTTCAGGTTTTGCTGGGGCTTCTTTCCAGTTGTTGTCTGCACCAGACCAACGGAATATCTTGCCCTCTTCAACGGGTCTTGGGATCGGAGGAACCATTCTTAAGTTGGCCTCATCAAGCACCCACGCCGTGAAGTTAAACGCATTGGGAATCAGTGCCCACGCATCTATTACGGCCTGCTGCTTGGCTGTCTTTTCCTCATCCGTCATGGGGCGAACAGACCACACATCTGTCCACACACCGTCAACGAGTTGGTAGGCCGGCAGCTCGCTCTCCAGAACCTCGTAAATACCAATAGCCGGACGCTCAACACGCACAAAGGGCTTCCAGTGATCAGGAACGCCACCAAAGGCTGCTATCAAGTTGCTCTCAAGGGCAGGGTGATTTACCGTCTGCCCGTTCTCAGTTTGAATATATAGATTCATTATGGACTTCCTACATCAGTGCTCGGGAACGAACGAGCGCAACCGGGCCAAACTATGCGTAGTGCACCCGAAGCACCGGCACCGCCAACGGCAAAAGAGGTGCCCCCGCCTCCGCCACCACCAAAACCTCCGCCCGCGCCACCACCAGAACCGCCCGCAGAACCTGCGGTGCCACCTGTACCTCCCCCCCCACCACCGGCATTGGTTGCACCGCAGCTACCAGTGCCCCCCGCGCCTCCGGATTGAGCCACCGGAAACAACCCCGTCCCGCCGCCACCGCCACCGCCTTTACTCGAGGCGTTACCTCTCCCGCCTCCGCCACCGCCCCCGCGAGTCCCAGTGCTGCCTTGTCCGTCCGAATTCCCAATTGCGGAGCCACCATGACCGTTGCCGGAGCAATATCCTCCTGCACCGCCGCCGCCGCCAGCTTGCGAAATGTTACACTGCTCACCCGAACCACCAGTGCCACCTGTCTGTCCTGTAAATCCCGCACCGGGGCCTCCCTGTGTAGAATCACCAAAACCACAATTTAAGGCTTTACCTTGACCCCCTGCGAGCGCCAGCGCCTGATAGTTGCCGCAAATTATAATACTGCTTTGGCCTCCTGCACAGCCGGCACCTCCCGGGTAGCCTCTGGACCCTCCAGCGCCGCCCACACCTACAACTACGTTATAGCTCGCTCCGGGGGTTACGCTTACGTTATTTCTATAGGCAAGTCCCCCGCCTCCGCCCCCGCCGCCACTAATAAAACAACATCCGATATCGGCACCACCTGCTCCACCTGATCCCCCACCAATCGCTACAATAGATACTTTGGTTACTCCAGTAGGAACAACCCATGTAAATGTGCCGGCTGTAGTAAACGACTCCGACCCTTTGTTTACCCCACCAATACTCGCAAGAAAACCCTGAAGAATACCAGACATATTAAGTCAACCCCGTTCCAGAAATGATCCATTCCGTGCTCGTAATTTTCACCGCCGTCGCCACTCCGTTTGCGGCAAGTGTCCTTGAACCCGTTGTGCCAGCTCCCGCCAGTCGCATAGTGTCAGTTGTAATCGCAATGGTAATAACACCCGCACCGTTTTGATTGATAAACGTCACTGCTGTGCCGATGGGAAATGGCACAGAGCCATTAGCAGGGATTGTAAAAGTCCTTGCCGTGGTGTCGGCAGATGGGTGGAATATGTGCTTGCTAGCGTCTGCTGCAACCAGCGTGTAGGCTGCGCTCTGGCTGTTTTGCGGGATATTTCTAAACGGCACATCGTTGGCTGCCCAGTCAATGCTCAGACCCGGCAATCTAAACTTGGTGATTGAGCTGTTACCAACCGTTAGTTCGTTGCTGACCGTAGCAGAGGATGCCGCAGCGTTGTAGCCAAGGATTATGTTGTTTGAGCCGGTGGTCAGGTCGTTTGTGCCAGAGGAGGCCGCGCCAGTGCCAAGGGTGACGTTCTGGGTTCCGGTGGTGATCTTGTCACCCGCCTGATAGCCAACAGCGACGTTGTCTACGCCTGTGGTGTTAGCGTCGAGGGTCTCGGCACCCAAGGCAGTGTTGTTCGCGCCCGTTGTGTTGACAAGCAGAGCGTCCAATCCTAACGCTACGTTAAAACTGGCTGTGGTGTTAGCCCCCAGCGCATTTCTCCCCATCGCTACGTTGTCTACGCCAGTGGTGTTGGCGTCGAGTGTCAGATGTCCTACAGCAGTGTTACCGGTGCCTGTGGTGTTTACAAGAAGGGCGCTCGTTCCGACAGCAGTGTTGTTAATGCCTACAGTATTTGCCCCCAACGCACCAGAACCCACTGCCACGTTGTTTATACCCGTGGTGTTAGCGTCGAGTGTCAAATGTCCTACAGCTGTGTTGTTAGTACCGGTGGTGTTTAACAGAAGGGAACTCGTCCCAACAGCAACGTTGCCCGTGCCTATCGTGTTGGCACCCAGTGCATTACTGCCTACCGCCACGTTGTCTACGCCTGTGGTGTTGGCGTCGAGTGTACTAGCCCCCACCGCAGTGTTGTTAGTGCCGGTTGTGTTTAAAAGAAGAGCGCTCGTCCCAACAGCAACGTTGCCCGTGCCTACTGTGTTAGCCCCCAACGCACCAGAACCAACAGCAGTGTTGTTTATACCCGTAGTGTTAGCATCAAGGGCTTGATAACCCACAGCAGTGTTGTTAGTACCTGTGGTATTGTCGTTGCCCGACTCAAAACCAATAAAGGTATTGTTTACACCGGTATTGACTACCCCGGCACCTGAACCCAAAGCCGTCTCAAATGGGGATACCGACTCTGTGGCACCAGTCAAATTAACCGTAGGGTTGGCATTGGTTACCGCCGCACCGCCGCCCGCACCGTCGGTTACCAGCATTACTTTCTGCCCGGTTGGAACAGTGACCGTAGCACCCGATCCCTGAGCAATCGTAATCGACTGGCTGCCGGTGGTGGCGTTCTCGATGATCCAGACCTTGGACACCGTGTTTGGCGCTAATGTCACCGTGCGCGTCGCCGTTAACGACACCGCCGAGGTAATCTTCAGGTACAGCGAGCGGACGCCGTCAGCCGTGGCATCTGGCATCGTGAATGTTTCATCGGCGTTTGCCGCCATCTGCTTGGTGCCAAGACTGAAGGCATCAGCAATAAGAGCTAAGTTGGTGTTGGTCGAGGTGCCCCACGTACCAGACTCGTCTCCGGTGGTGATCTCTTTAAGTCGTAGATCGTTAGCATACGTTGGCATTTGTTAACTCCTAAGCCGCTTTATTTACGTCCACCCATACGGTGGTTTGCGTATCATCTATGTTAGCCCAACCGGGCGCTTGTCCGTCGTTTACGTCTACCCATGCGGTGGTCTGTGCGTCGTTTACGTTGACCCAGTCTGATGACTGCCCATCGTTTATACTAACCCACAACGGTGACTGTGTGTCGTCTGTATCTACCCAGATAGGCGTCTGGGCATCGACTACATCAACCCAATTAGCTGCCTGTCCGTCGTCAACGCCAGCCCAGTTGGGTGACTGACTATCGTCAACACCTGACCAATCGGCTGCCTGTCCGTCATCAATACCATTCCAGTTAGGCGTTTGTCCATCGTCGATTCCAGACCAGTTAGCTGCCTGTGAATCGTCAACAATAGTCCATCCACCAACAGTAATTACACCAACCGCCCCTACACCAAAAACACCGGCTACAGGCGTAATAACTTGCGGCAATAATACACCAACATCCCCGGCGGCGCTAACCCCGAAAACGCTTGGGGCTATTACCGGTAAAACTGTCCCTACAACGCCGGTGCCCTCAACTCCGGTTACGATAACGGTGTCACTGACTCTGGCAGTAACAGCTCCTACCGCGCCGGTGCCGACTACCCCAATAGGTATAACAATGTCGTCAACTTGGACAATGAACCCGCCCATTTGACCAACACCTTCGACCCCTGTAGGTATTACAGTACCGCTGAACGTAGTGGCTACGGTGCCTACAACGCCGGTGGCCGCCACCCCAGTGACTGGTTCAATGACCAGAGCAACAGAAGTTCCCACGGCACCTGCGCCGGCAACACCAACTACAGGCTCAATGACGAGGGCTACTGGAGTGCCAACTGCACCTGTGGCAGACACCCCAGTGACAGATGTAACAACGCGAGGAACAACAGTGCCTATTGCACCGGTAGCGGATACGCCAGTAACCTGAATTGCGTCGTTTATCTGAATAGCTACAGTGCCAATAGCACCCGTTGCTGATACGCCGGTAACGACAACCGAAGAGTCTATAATCAAGCCGACGTTGCTAACGAAACCTTCGGCACTGACCGAGATTGTAGCCTCGCCGTAAGGACCTTCTCCCCAACCTACAGCGCCCCAGCCGCCAAGATATACAGTCTTATCGTAAGCCGGAACAACAGTGCCTATTGCACCGGTAGCGGATACGCCAGTAACCTGAATTGCGTCGTTTACCTGAATAGCTACAGTGCCTATTGCACCGGTACCAGATACACCAGTAACAGCCTCAACAACCCTCGTTACAGGAGTTCCAACATCGCCCGTGCCGACTACCCCGGTGACAGACTCGATAACTCGGACTACAGGAGTGCCCACTGAGCCGGTGGCAGACACGCCTGTGACAATGACCGCAGAATTTATGTTTACGACGACAGTGCCAACAAACCCGTCAGCACTAACAGATATTGTGGCCTCTCCCCAACCACCGTCGCCCCAACCTACAGCTCCCCAGCCGCCCAAGTAAACAATGTCGTCCACGCGGATGGCTACGGTTCCAACCTCACCGGTGCCAGATACGCCGGTGACAGGAACTACGTCATCCACCCGAAGAGATACTGTACCTACAGCACCGGTTCCAACTACGCCGGTTACCGGCTCAATGACGCGAGCGACGGAGGTGCCAACCGCACCGGTTCCGACTACCCCGATGACAGGTTTTATCACACGGGCAACGGATGTTCCTACCGCACCCGTTCCGGCAACACCGGTGACGACAACAGCGTCGTTTACCCGGATAGCTACAGTGCCGACAGCACCTGTGCCTGATACCCCAGTGACAACGACCGCAGAATTTATGTTTACGACGACAGTGCCAATGAAACCATTTGCACTGACCGAGATCGTTGTTTCGCCCCAGCCACCGTCGCCCCAACCCAATACGCCCCAACCATCAAGGTAGACGATCTTGTCGTATGAGGGGATTACTGTTCCTACCGCACCAGAGCCGACTGTACCCGTGACAGGCTCAATGACGCGGGCTACAGACGTGCCGACAGCTCCGGTGCCTACTACACCAGTGACAGGTTCAATAATTCGAGCTACGGATGTACCAACAGCACCAGAGCCGACTACACCAGTGACAGGCTCAATAACGCGGACGACAGACGTGCCGACAGCACCAGTTCCGGCTACACCGGTGACAGGTTTGATTACTCGGGGAGTTATGGGAGTTATGGTGCCGGTAGCGGATACCCCGGTAACGGCCACAACGCTATTAATGCCGATGGAGACAGTGCCAACCGCGCCGGTAGCTTGCACGCCGGTAACGGCAACCTGCTTACCTACGGAAATTGTTACTGAGCCAACGGCACCGTTAGCACTTAACGATACGTTGCTCTCCCCCCAGCCGTCGGCACCCCAGCCGTCGGCACCCCAACCACCTAAAGGGACAACTTTAGTTATGCCGCCAAAGCCGTTGTAGCCCCAACCGCTTTCGCCCCAGCCTTTTAAACTCATTACTGGCTACCCTCGGGTACGAAAACGCGGCCTTATGAGCTAAACGTCAAAAAACAAGAGACGCCTACACTAGCAAGCTAAGCTATTCGGATAATCGCCGTGGCTGCCGCTGCTGCAGGGAACTGGATTTGGAAGTCACCCGAGCTCACCTGCTGATCACCGCCGAAGCTCAGAACTGCCGCTGCTCGGTTACTGCTGCTTGTGTTGTAAATCAGCGCTCCACAAGTTGTAAAGGTAGCTGACGTCCACGTGGTGTCCGCGAAGTCAGTAAACCCCGTAGTGCCGGAAGTTGTTGGCGTTACGTTGGTCAGCGTGTTACCGCCCGTGGTGTACCCGCTACCGGAACCCAGTTCATCTGTGCTCAAGTTGCTGTAGTTGGTTGTTGCAGCACCAAAAGTACCGGTACCCGCAGCAGTAGCCTTCAGCAGTGCTATCTTAAACACGTTACCCGTGCTCAATGTGAAGTTGTGCAGCGCCTGTAAGATTTCACCCTTAAAGCTGGTGGGCATAGCAGTAGTGACTGAAATTGGCATGTTATATCTCCAGTAGTTTTACAAGTTCCGGATGCCCGGCGGCGCGGAAACGGTTCATCAAAGTGGTGTGGTTGGAACGAATTGCTTGGTGCATAGCCGTGACCAGTACCGCCCTGATTTGATCTCGATACGCCTCGGCCTGCGCACGAATAGCCGGATCAGAGTTCTGTCCTACATAAATAATTTTGTTAAGCGCACTTTCAGCCAGCTCTTCAGGGGTGAATCCTCGTCCTGAAATTGAACTGGCCGTTATAATTCCTAAAGATGCCCCGCCTGTTGTGCTTATCATGTCTATGGCCCCGGTGAGTCAGATTTAATCGGTATGCGAATCATACCATCACGGAACTCATCACGGCGACGTCTTCCCTGCTGCTCAATGCCCAGCCCCTGTATCGCTTGCTTGTAGCTGTTATCAAAGTACGCAAGCATCCCCTCTGGACCCTTCGTGTAGCTATAGGCTTGGATCAGGCACGCATAAAGCAACGCCTCGGGCGCGTTGGTGCTGATCCACGTTGTTGGGTTTGCGGCAGAGAGCTGAGCCGAGCGATAGATGTATCCAAGCTCCACCGGGTAGTCGGCATTCGGGGTAGGTGCCAGACTAAAGGTATTTTCGTCCCATACAGAATAGTACTTTGGCACCCCCACAGCCGCAGCGTCGGGAGCATACTCCTTCATGAAAGACGTGTCCCTGAAGTCTAGATAAACTTTATTGCCATCCACCGTGATAAACATGTACCGGTGGGTCAATAGGTCACTTGGTGCTGTTAGAAACCGATTGCCGGTGGTCATTGTGGCGGTCGATTCTTTCTTAAAAACATCAAGATCAATGTCGCGCAGAATTCGGTTTTCAGCCATCGTGATAAAGGTATCAATCACGGAATTGCTGAAGACGTTGGCATCGACGTTGGTGTAATTTCGTATGTTTGTGACCAGCTCGTCGTATGTCATATCAGGTTATCACTATAGTCACGTTGCCAATGGATCCAACACCCTGAACCGCGTACTGCTCAGGGAAGGGCTGCATGTTTGTGCCGCCATTTGCGCTGCCGATACTCTGGAAGGCTGCGTCACCCGGTAAGCCTACGAAAATCACCTGCGGCTCCACCCTGTCAGGGCGCGGATCTCGCAGCGCAATCGCATCGCCAGTATACCGCAACGGCTGCAATT